ACCTTTAGCTTCAGCCCATTTATCTAAGAGTATAGTAACTGAGTGTAGGTGATGCAGTTCCAAGTCTTGTGAACTATCACAGATGTGGCACCGATCTTTTTTTTCGTAGGCTGCTTTAGCCCTGTCGCGAACCCATTTTACAGGGATTCGCTTGTTTGTGTTCTTTGCCATTTATTTTAATGAGCTGCGTAACATCCATGAATGTTTCCGATGAGCGTCTTGACGATCTGCTAAGAAGTTTGATAAGCCATGATCACCCATGACTTCAGCAGCATCAAAAGCCACGCGGAACATCTCTGCACAAGCATCTGAGTCAGCTAAAAGTTCTTGTGCCATAGACATTGCCTGTGGAACACCTTCTTGACATTCAACCAGTGAAAGTTCGTCCAATTGTGTAAAAGCAGCAGGTGCATAAATGCGACAAGCGCGTAACTCTTCAGCAAACGTGTCAATGGACTCATAAACTTCTGAATAAATGCGCTCAAAGATTAAGTGATATTCGTAGAAGTCTGAACCTTCAACATTCCAATGAAAGCCATGGGCTTTTAAGTAGAAGGCAAACTCAGTGGCAAAAGCCGACTTGAGTAAGTCTTCATATTGTTGTTTATCCATAAATTTCTCCAAGTGGTGTAAAGTACTCCACAATTACCTAGTATTATAACCCAAAGGCACAGAAATGTCAATGTTAAAATTTTCTCTACCATTATACCGTATAGGTATACAGTGCATAACGAACTGCGTCGGCCATGTGTGAATATTGATCGTGTAAGGGACGTTCACGCTGAAGATTCTCGCGTTGATCCCAACGATACTGGTCAAACATAGCACGTACGTTGGTGCAGTGTGGGGCAACCTTGAGTCGACCTTGCTGTAACAGTGTTTGTACATAAGCAATGCCAGGAAGCACATCTTTTTTGGCTCGGGTAGTTGAGATGTTGTATAAATAGGCTAGATCACTTGCAAACTGCGCTGCTGCCGAGTCAATAAAAGTAACTTCAACACCATGCTGAGTATTCATCTCCTGAAACGCAGCGGCATGCTCGGCCGTGGTCTGCTCGGCTTTTAGATACTCGTCGACAATATAAAAGCAATCACGGTTCCAATCATAAACGATAGCGCAGTAAGCAGTAGCATCTCTGTAACCAGGGTCACACCCAGCAAACGCTTCACCACGGAGGTCATCTGGAATTTCACAAACATCCGCCTCCTGTAATGTATAAATCTGACCCTCAAACACAGTAAAACTGGCCAGGTATTCTTGTTCAAACTCGGCTTTGCTCATGGACCTGCGAGCCTCAGCCACATCTGATTCAGCCATGCGAGTGTTTTCCGTATAATCCGCTTGTAGGCTAATCCATTCTGGAAATTCGTCTGAAAAGCCACGATTCCAAAACTGCGAAAACCAGTTGTTGCGACCACGAGGTGTGGAGATAAAAATGGCCTTGGCATTGGGCTTGTCTAGTGTTGGACGTAGTGCAACATTAAAAGCTGCTTCGCCACCTTCGCCTAGTGCAGCCTCGTCAAAGATAATTAAATCGTATGATCTGCCCACGGTTGAGTCAACTGTGCCTAATGAGCCCATGCGAATGGTAGAACCGTTTGACAATTCAATGATCTTGTCCTTAAGATTGTCACGTGCGACTTCTAAGTCAAAGTGTTTGATCAATTTGCGCTGCAACTCGAAACTGATGGAACTTAAGTTATAGTTAGGGCTGATGATAAGTACATTGCTGCCCGGCACTAGTGTGACCAATTGTCCAATAATATTGGCGATATAAGTTTTACCCAATCGGCGTGCAAGGGCTGCACAGACGAAGCGGTACTTGGGGTCGTTGACTGCGTTGATTAGTGCGATTTGGGGTCGGTTGATGGTATCCCAAATGTTTAGCAACTTCAAGTAGTTGACAATTGGCAGTTTGATAAAACGGCGTTGCGGGTCAAATTCAACTATGGCGTCACAATTAACGTCTTTACGCGAAACTACTAACATTAAATTCCTTCTCCACTAATGAGTTTCTGTACCAGCTGTCCGTACTTTGATCCATCTAGGCCCTCATTGATTTGAACGTTAACTTGCTTTTGTGGTCCGGTGGCTGTGCGGGCTTTTTCTAATTGAATCTCGCGGTCTAATAAATCCATTGACATTTTATGTGACATTTGTAGGAGTTCGGCAATGTCCTTGGTAGACCCAGTTTGCGACTCTTCCAACTCCTGAAACTTTTGCTTGATGAGTGCATCCATGGCACGTCGCATTAAAAATCGGTTGTTGTAGCCTGAGTCGAAAAATACCGAGTCAATGTAACTTTTGACTTCACGGCGGGCTAAGAGATTTGTTACCACTTCAGGGTCAAGGTCCAGTTCTTGAGCCACAGCACGGGCATCGTTTAATTGTAGGTAGGCGTTGGCAACTTCCAAGGCTTCTGGAGAGATGCGTACGGTTTCGGCAGGTAGGTGAGTTGTCATAGTGGTGTCCTTTTGTGTTGATTATACCAGGTTAGGGGTATTTAGGCAAGTGTGGATTTTGGCACCTTAGGGTGTTTGCGAATTTTCCAAAAATAGGCCGTGTGGGTGGGCCCATAGGCGTGGGGGTATTTCATAGTCTGAAAACCGCCCCCTCTATTATGTCACAAACCTTGTCGACTGTCAATAGGTATAAACACCTATGTTGTATTTTGTCACACTTGATCTTTTTTGGTTTTTTCGTGTATAATAGAATACATGATGACGAAACACACTAACATGATAAAAGAAATTTTACAAGCCACACTATTTGTTGCAATAACCTTTTGCCCATTGTGGGTATGGCTTGCAATGATGAAACCCTGATGTTATAATTGAATCTTACTAGGAGAAAATAAGATGACTGCAAAGACTGTAAATTATACTGCGGAGCAAACTGCCCGCATGGTTGCCGACTACCAAGCTGGCGTGACTGTAGACGCTATCGCGGAAACCTTGGGTAAAACTGTGCGTTCAGTTGTTGCCAAGCTATCACGCGAAAAGGTTTATCAAGCTAAGGCTTATAAAACAAAATCAGGCGAGACACCGATTAAAAAGGATGTTCACGCGGATTTTATTGGCGAGATGTTGGGCTTGACTGAAGCCGACACAGAATCATTGACCAAAGCTAACAAGGTGGCATTGGCAAAGATTGCCGATTTTATCAAGGCTGAAAAGACCTTGTAAACTGTAGGGGCTTTGCCCCTACTCTACAAACTGTGCTATAATCCATACCATGATAAACGAAAAAATTAAAACTGCAATCTTAAAAACTGTTCCTGAAATGTATCGGGATTATGTTAAGATATGGGCTAGGGCTTCGGGTTGGTATGAGGTAAGCTATAGCATGGTTTCAGCTTACTACTGTATGACACCTGATGGTGAGATTGTTTCAATTGAGGTTGACTAAATGACTGATGTTCAGGTTTTGTATTTTTGTTTGGCGGTTGTTGTTTTTGTTGCCGTTAAGGTTGCGCTTTTGGTTTGGATTTCAAAATGATTAGATCAGATAATGCAAGATTGTTTCAGCTTATGTTACAAGACGAATTTAAGTTAAAGCATAGGGTTAACTTTGCAAAAACCAAGGTTTTGCGATTTGATGGCGATTCGTGCATGGGAATGTATGAGGGCGAAAATATATCAGATAAAAAGATAAACCACAAAATCAGGATTGCTACTAGTGAAGTAAAATCAGACCTTGATCTATTCTCTACACTAGCACATGAGTATGTTCACGCATGGCAAATGGAACATGGCTTTGATCTAGATCACGATACAGAATCAGGTTTCACCCAATGGCGAGATTATTTTAACCAAAATTATGCAATTGACATTGTAAGCATGGGGCGATAAATGAAATATAAAATTCAAAAGGTTTTTTGTAATAACCGCACAGAATACCACATTCTCAGGACATTAGACGATTCGCTACTAGATGTTGAATTAGATTATGGCACTGCATGGGTTAGAATGTTGGTTTACGAAAATCTCGAGAAATGAATACTTTTGTTTCCCAGTAAAATTGAATACTCAGGTATTCAATTTTGCGCCAAAATTATATCATATAATTTTGGGGCGTGTCAAGGATTTTTTATAACATATTTTTTGTAGGGTTATTGTTTTTTGGCGTTTTTTGATGTATAATTTCCCCATGACGAAAACAATTTACACAGTTGAGCAGATCAAAGAATTTTTGGCATTTGTTGCTAAACATAATTTGACATTTAATAACAAAATTGAGGTAGAATCTGCTATCGCTCAATATTTCTTGAAAGACTAAAAATGGCTAAAATTAACCGCGTTGCAATTTATGACATGGACGGCACAATTGTAGATTCAAGCCACCGCTACCGCACAATTGTAGATGAAAATGGCGAACGAATCGACCTTGATTTTTGGCGTGAAAATGAAGCCCTTGCAATGAATGATGGATTGTTGCCACTTTATGAGCAATACCGCAAAGACTTGCAAGACGAAAATTGTTATGTAATTATCGCTACCGCCCGCGTAATGAATTCACCCGACTGGCAATTTGTCAAGGAAATTTTAGGCGAACCCGATTATTTTATCAGCCGAAAATCAGGTGATTCGCAATCAGGTAAAACCCTTAAAATTTCGGGCTTGGCAAAATTCTTTAATTTGGTTACATTCAAAAACGCGGATTTTGTTTTTTACGAAGACAATATCAGCTACTTAAAAGCGGTCTGTGACCGATTCAACATTCGGGGCGTTTATATTCCAAGCGTTCAGGGTCACTAAAAATATTTTGGGAATTATTGAAAATTCCCTAAATTTGCGTTATAATCTAGGCTTACCAACTAAGGCACATAAAATGGCTAAAAAACAATTCTTCGCGATTCTCGATACCGAAACGACAATCAACGACACAGTTGCCGATTTTGCAATTATTATTGTTGATCGCGAAGGCAAAATTTACAATCAATGTGCCGTATTGGTAAAAGACCACTTCGACAAAATGGAATTATTCCACGACAAAAAAGCTAACGATATTTGGGGTTATGCGGGTTTGCAAAAACGCAAAGCGGTTTATGATGCCATGCTAGATTCAGGCACACGGATGCTGGCTTCAGTTTCGGCAATTAATAAATGGATTCACCAAGCAATCGGCAAGTATAACCCACAATTGACCGCTTACAATCTGGCTTTTGATTTGGCAAAATGCGCGAATACGGGCATTGATTTGTCAGGCTTTACCTCAAAATTTTGTTTATGGCAAGCCTCAATTGGCAATATTTGCACAAAAAAGCCTTTTAAAACTTTTGCCCTAGAAAATCACGCATTTAATAATGCGACTTCAAAAGGTAATATGACATTTAAAACCAATGCCGAGATTGTATGCGGTTTTCTTAATAATAATATTATTGACGAACCGCATACAGCCCTAGAAGACGCGCGAGATTTTGAATTGCCGATTTTAACTAATATTATTAAAAAACGCAATTGGCAAGATAATATCAAGCCTTATGCTTGGCAAGATTTTCAGGTTAAAAACCATTATGTTGCTAAATAATAAAATGCGGGTATTATGGATTATGGCATTATGCCTGCATTTAATTGACGATAAAAGGCTTGAAACAGAATATAATAAAAAGCCTTTTATTATTCAAACAGTTTCGGAGATTATATAATGGAATTAATAGGTTATATTGGGTCGATTATGTTAGCGGTTTGCGGTTTACCGCAAGC